GGGCTTAACCCTGCCGGTGCCGTTGCAGTCGGGGCAGTCGACGCCGTCGACTGCCCCCGAGCCGTCGCACGCGCTGCACTTTGTCCTGCGCTTCGGGCCCGCGGCGCCCATCACGTCGGCGAGACCGGCGTCGACCGCTTCGGCAGCGGTGTACCACTTCTCGCCCTTCATGGTCTTGCGCCACTCGTCGGCACTGCCGCCCGCGGCATCGGCGTACACCTGCGCGATGTTCTGCGAGATCATGTCGAGCAGGTCGGCCATGTCGCGCATCTCGGCGGCGTTGCCCATCGCGAAGCCCGAGGCGTCGTGAATCATGATCTGCGAGTGCGGCTCGACGACCACCTCGTCGGCGGCCTGGATGATGACCGAGGCGATGCTCGCCGCGAGCGCGTCCACGCGGGCCGTGACCTTGACGCCCTTGTCGCGGGCGTGCGAGGCGATCATGTTCTTGATCGCGAGGCCGTCGAAGACGTCGCCGCCGGGGCTGTTCACGCGCAACGTGAGGTTCTTCGCCTTGAGCTTGGAGAGATCCTTCGAGAACGTTTGCGCGGTGACACCCTCGCCGGTCCACCAGTCGATGAAACCGATCTGATCGTAGATCCACAGCTCNTCNGCAGCGTCCGGGGTGGCGGCGGCCTTGATGTCCCAGAACCGGACGGGCTCGGGCGCCTGCTGGTCGGACGGACGAAGGTCCCGGAACCGGGAGCGCNTCCGGTCGAGCGACCGGGCGACGACGGGCGGACGNCCGTCGGTCGGCACGGTGTCAACGGCAGAGGCCACGTTGCGGACGCGCCGCNCACGATTACCCATGTCGGACACCCTTCGAGAGGCTTGACCAAGAGCTGTTGCGCCTTGCTTGCTCCGGGCCTCCACTCCCATTGCCTCGCAGGGTAGCAGCGCGTTCGGACGCGCTGGCATCCTGAGGCGATTAGGATCGGGCCGCATTGCTCCCCATCGGAAGGATCACCATGTTCCGCAGGCTCACCCCCCGGGCGCGCGTCGGTCTCGCGTCTCTAGTGGCCGTCTTCGTCGCCGCCGCCGGGCTGCTCGCCGCGAACGTCGCCAACGCCTCGGGTCCGGTCCTGTCGACCACCGAGCGCGGTCTGTGCCTCAAGCAGGGCACCGGCGAGCCGCGCTCGTTGTGGCTGGTCGCCGCGACACACAAGTGCCCTGACCCGTGGCGGGGTCCGGTCAGCCTGAAAGATGCGTTCGGCATCGAGCTGCCCGCCGCCGCCGAGAGCCCGGTCGTCATCAAGCAGGCGAGCATCAAGCTCACGCCCGCCGACGCGAGCGGCACCGTCGTGGTGAACGGCCTGCCCGGTTACGTCAAGGGCGCGCCCGAGACGTCCGGCTTCACCTTCACCGACCTGCCCGTCGGTGTGACCGGCGTGGACGTGCATGCCTCGCCGCTCCCTGCCGCCGGTGCGGCGTCGCGCTCGTTCTCGGTCTCGGCCGTCGGCACCATCCCGGCCGGGCAGAGTGTGACGGTCACCGTATGGGTGATCAACGCCAAGCTGTCGCCCGCGAGCTGATCTGGGCAGCACGAGAGCCCGGCACCCCGTCCGTGGGGTGCCGGGCTCTCGTGCTGCTCGGGCTCTCGCGGTCAGTAGCCGTAGGCCGCGCTGCCGCCGAGGGTCGGGACGACGATCGCCGCGGTCACGCCGGTGCCGCCCGTCACGGTCGCTCCGACCGGTCGGACCAGCCGGAGCACGTGTCCGCCCGGGGCCAGCGCCAGGTTCACCGTGAACCCGCCGCTGCGAGCGGTCGTGGCCGTCCGGAGCGTGGTCCATCGACCTGCCTGCCACTTCTGCACCATCACGGGGGACAGCGAGTCACCGACGTACCCGCCAGTCCGAGGGTCGTAGTGGGAGGCGATACCCGAGATCCTGGCGCCGGTGAGGGGGCCGGGGGCCACCATCGGTGCCGAGACGCGACTCGTCCGCTTGGCCGTGACCAGGATCCGGACCACGCGCCCGTCTCGCTGATCAAGTTCGAGCGCGGACTCGCCGAGCCGGATGGACGTCGAGGGCAGGGTCGCTACGGCGTAACCGCCGCGGACACCGAGCCGCGTGGCGCCGATCGTCGTCTGGAGCCATGCGGCCGATGTGGTTCCAGGAACCCTGACCTTGATCGGTGTCGTCGGTCCCGAGATCGTGAGCTGCGCGGGGGCCACCACCGGGGGCGGAGTGGGGGCGACGGTCGCATCGGCCCGTCCGGCGGTCAACACACTGAGACCGGCCATCGCCGTGACGGCGATGAGACCGGCGTACCTCTTGATGCTCACTGGGGATCCTCTCCGTCCTGGCGGCGGGGGGTCCGTCGCCGACGGAGTGGTTATCGGTAGATGCTGAACCGGCTTGAGTATTGTTAGCTCATTCGGGCGATGTCCGCTGCGCGGGCAGCTCGACCCACTCGCGCCAGTTGTCGCCGCCGCGCCACACGGCAACCACCTGCCCGCGGCAGCGCCACCGGCCGAGGCAGCCCACGTAGCCCGCCACGGGGTAGGCGAGCGAGGGCGAGGTGTCGCTCGCGTTGCCGATCCACTTCCGGTTGACGTCGCGGCAAGGCCCACAGGTGTTCTTGTCGAGCACCTCGTCGGCGTAGAGCGCGGCCTCGGGGCCGCCGAGCATCGTCCGCCACCGGCCGTCGTGCTGCGCCTGCGTGAGCGCTCCGCTGAGCACGAGCTCGGGGTAGGCCGTGGTGAGGCCGTCGAGGTGCGCGGCTACGTCGCCCCGGACATCGCGGGGCGTGCGGCCCCGCAGCCACACGCGCATCGTCTCGCCGATGGCCGAGCCGACGAGGAAGGCCGCGAGCTGCCCGGCGTAGACCTGCGCGCTCTGCGCCGTCCGCAGGCGCTCAGGCGGCGTGGCGTGCAGGTCGTTCTCGCTGAGCCCCTGCTTGACCGCCTCAGCCACCACCTGAGCGCCCGCCTCGTTGCCGAGGTCGAGCATCGCCTGTTCAAGCACCGCGGCGGCCTCGGTCGAGCTCACGGCGACGCTGAGCAGACCGGCCACGTCCCCCGCGCCGACGTGGCCCTCGATCTGGTCAAGGATGGCGGTCACCTGCGCGCCAGCGAGCGAGGGCCACCGGGTGAGCAGGTCGGCGAGCTTGGCCTCGTACGAGTCCTGTACGGCTTGTAAGTCGGCGGGCTCGGCGTCGTCTGGGAGCTCGGGCCGGATGCCGTCCGGCGGTGCCGGGGGCAGGGGGGCGGTGCCTACCACGGCAGTGCCGCCGCCCGGGCGTCGTCGGCCATCGCTGCGATCTCGCGCAGCGCGTCGAGGCGCTGCTCACGCGCCTGGCCGGACGGGGCGGCAGCGACGAACCGGGCCAGCCGCGCGGCAGCCTGGCCCATGTCCTCGCCGTCCGGCGGCGGGGCGTTCGGGTCCAAGCCCGCGCCACCGTCGCCGCCGTCGCCGGGTGGAGGACCGGTAAGGGTGGGCGGTGGCGCGGGCTTGGAGTAGGGCAGGGCCGGGAGGTCGGCCCATTCGAGCACCGCGGCGGGCTCGAATCCGAGGTCGATCAAGATCTTGACCGCGGCGACCTTCGAGTCGCGCTCGGCGTTCTCGGCCTCTTCGTCCTCGGGTACCGGCGACTCGTAGCTGAATTCAAGCCCGCCCGATCCGGGGAACATCGGCAAGAACTCGTTGTTGAGCGCTGCCTTGATCCGTTCGAGCCGCGGGACGATGAGCCACCGGGCGAAGACGTACTCGGCCGCCTGCGCGACCGCGCGGTTACTGTCCTCGGTGTCACCGAGCATCGGCTTGGGGAAGCCGAACGCGCGCCGTACCTTGTCGTCGGCGAGCCGGGAGAGCTCGACGAACTGCATATCCTTGTTCGTGTAGTTGACGTCGACCCACTTCGCCTTTTCGAGAATGGCGACGCGGTGCGCGTTGGCGATGCCCTGGTGTTGCTCGCGCCACCGGGCCGACATCTTGTCGAACTCGGGGTCGCTGAGCCGGTTCTCCACCTCGATGATGCCGCCGGGAATGGCGCCGTTGAGGAAGAAATTCCGGTTCCACTGCGCCGAGTAGTGCTCGGCGTCGATGTAGGCGAGCACCGATTGGATCGGGCCCATGCCGCGGTAGGGGTCGAGGGGGTTGGGCCGACGGATGAAGATCACTTCGTCGCGGCGCAGCGGCACCTTGATGCCGTCCGGCGAGCTGTAGACGTAGCCGTCGATGAAGTTCTCGACCGAGGTGACCGGCTGCATTTTGTCGGGGCGGACGGGCCAGATCTCGATGGGCATGTTCACCCGCGGGTTGCGGGCGATGATCCACCACATCTCGCCGGTGAGGTCTTGATGCTGCTGGCCCGCCTCGAATAGCTCCTGCCGGTTGTAGAAGCTGTTCGGCCGGTTGAGCACCATCAAGGCGGGGTGCGTCTGCACCTCGGTCCGGTCGTCCTCGGTTGCGCCTTTGCGGTAGAGCTTCCAGTCGACCGCGGCGACGCCGGTGGCGAGCTTGTCGACGATGGCGAAGAGCGTGCCGACCTGCCCCATCGCACGCAGTTGCGTCTCAACGTTGCCGCTACTGCCCTGCGCCGAGAACAGGCCGCCCCGTGAGGCAGCGGCGAAGGCGACCGGTGCGGCGGCAATCATCCGCCTGGCGGCTACGGAACCGGTCACTCTCTGTCCGATAGCAGTTACGAACGACATCACGCCTCCACCGAAGGGATCAGACCATGACCACGATGTCCCGGCTCGCCTACCTGCCCATCCGCACGTTCGAGAAGGCTCAGCACCCCGAGTCGCCGCTCGGTGACCAGCGCGAGCGCGCCGTCCCGTGCACGAGCTGCCGCCGTGAGACGTGGAATGTCTGCGGCGCCTGCAACTCGCACTGTGCTCACTCGCCCTCCACTTCCTCGACGTCGACCTGAGCAGAACCGCCGGGCGGGGAGGCGACGACCGCCACGCACAGCGCGATTACGCCCGCCGTCAGGAAGCCTAGGGCACGGCTCGCCACCCACGCCGAGACGATGACCAGAGCGAGGCCGAGCGCGTCGAGCAGCAGCATCACGGCTCGGCGCGTTCGGCGCGTCCGTCGGGCCCTGCGGAACGCGCGCAGCTCGCCGGGCATCAGCTCGAACGGCGGCGGCGCCGGGCGGTTGCGCTCGCGCAGCACGGCGAAGCGGTCCGCGTAGGTGAACGCCCTCGCCGTCCGGTTCGCGTACCACCGGCGGGCCTCGCGCAGCGAGTGCCGCCTCATCGCCCACCCCCCGTGATGGCCGTGAGTGCCGCCATCGCCGCGAGCACCACGGCGAGGACGATCACCACTCGCATGATCTTCTCGAATCGGTCCATCACATGATCCTTATCCCCGGGCGGGCAAGCGGGTCCTGATCCTTCATCAGGTACCGCATCGCGTCCATCCCGTGATCGTTGAGCTTGAGCGGCTCGTCCTTGACCGGCTTCCCGTCTTGGCTCGGGGCCCACACGTAGCCCGGCAGCTCTTCGAGGGTCGAGCAAGGTTTGCGCGCTTCTTCGAGATTGGAGTCGCGCTCGACGAGCGCGTGCCGCAGGAAGAACACCCGGGGCTTGCCGTCCTTGGCGATGCGGAACCGGACCTGCGTAGTTTCGATTCCGTCCTTAACGTTCTTGTCGGCGTTCTGCGTCCCGAGTCCGATCTCATTCTCGAATCGCTGTCGATTCTCGGCGTCATGATCAGCAACGATTACGTAAGGCTGAGGTTCGATCCATTCGACCCGGCCGTAGCGGTCGGTCGTCGTGATCACCTTGAGGATGTCGCGGGCGTGCTGATCGACCGTGCGCTGTGTCATGTAGAACTCGCGGTAGAGGTAGAGCCGCCCGTCGGGGTCCTGCGCCCACATCTGGCACACGAACGGATTGGTGAAGCCGAAGTCGACCGACCAGTAACGCGCCCACAACTCCCACCCGGCGGGCATCTCGTCGATCACGTGCACCTCGGGCGAGAACTCGTCGAAGATCACGCCCTCGGCCGCGCACCACAAGCCCCTGCGCAGGCGCAGGTAGCGCACGCCGGTGAGCGAGTCGAGCTTCGCCATGTACTCGCGGCCAAGCGCGGTCAACTTGAACCGGGGCGCGCCGTCCGCCCCGGGTAGCTCGTCGAAGAGCACCGGGTTGTCTTCGTGGCGGCAGTAGATCATCTTCGCCGCGCCGGTGTCGCACCGGGCCTTGAGCCAATGGGTCGGGGCGTCCGGGTTGCAGTCGGCGATGATCTGCTGATACGGCATCCGGTGGTTGCGCAACCGGGTGAGGGCGTACTCCCAATCCGTGACCGTGAGCTCGGTCGCCTCTTGCGCGTAGATCACGTCATACTCGGTCGACATGATCTTTGTCGGCTTGTCCATGCCGCCGACGAGGATCGTCGAGCCGTTGGCGAACCGGTACTGCGCCGGTTCCTCGGCGCTGCCGCCGTAGAACCACAGTGTGCGGTTGAGCAGCGCCTCGCCCGCCACGTCGCGCCGCCACGTCTTGAGGGCCGAGGAGCCGAGCGAGACCTGTGTCTTGCGCAGGATCAGCCCACGCATGCCCGGGTACTTGAGTGCTTGCAGTAGCAGCTTTTCGAGACACGCTCGGCTCTTGCCCGTACCGGCCGGGCCGCTGAGGACTACTTCGGCGCCGCGGCTCTGCAGCACCTCGACCGCGCTGCCGCGCGGCGCGTAGTGGTGCGTGAGCGCCTTCGCCTCGCCCGTCACGCCGACCGGGAGGCCAGCCGTGGGCAGGGTCACGGCAGGTCGGCCTCGGGCCCGCGCTCGGCGAGCGCGGTTCGTTCGGTAGCGGTCACCTTCGGCGGCCCGGCGTCCCACACGGCCACGAGCGAGGGCGTGTCGGCGCAGGCATTCGGCGTCCACACGGCCGCCGAGTCCGGGCACCCGCGGCGCCGGGCCTCGCGGACCCACGCGACGAAGAGCGCCTCGACCTCGCCGAGCGTGGGCATGCCGCCGGGCGGGGCGCCGAACGCCGTCGCGGGAGCCTGACCAGTGATCGGCCAGCAGAGCTCGACGCGACCGGTCGAGTTGATGTTGTCCATGTTCATGATCAGCCCTCCACGGCTTGATCGTCCTCGGTCAGATCTGATCGAGGTCAGCCCCCGAAAGCTTGTACGTGACGATGCTTCCGCCGACCTGCATCGTGACCTTGTTCGGGATCTGCCCGAGCTCTTCGGCCGCGCCCCGCAGGATCGAGAGCTTGGTGCGCAGCCACACGGGAAGATCCTCGGTCGCGCTCGGCTTGTCGGCGCGCTCGTCGCCCGGTTCGAGCGGGTTGACCGGCGCGGGCGTGGCCGCCTCGATCTTGTCGGCGATGATGTTGTTGATGTCCTCGACGTCGGTTTGCATCTCGGCCAGCCGCGAGAGCTTGTCGGCGATCCACAGCCCGGTGAGCTGCTGTGCGAGCGCCTCGCGCATCGCGTCGACCTCGGCCTCGTGCCGCCGGGCGAACATGCCCACGGCGGACGGGACGACGCCGAGCGCCTGCGCGAGGTCGCGGTGCGTGCCCTCGGACCGCGCGAGCTTGCCGAGCAACCACTGCTTGCGCCAGCCACGTTCGAGGTAACCGCGTGGCCGCCTGGCCGCAGACGTACCGACCTCGGGGTCGGGCACCTCGCCGAGGCCGTCGCATCCGTCGCACTTCATCTCGCCACCACCTCGCCGGTCCGGGCCTCGCGGAACACGCCACCCATCGACGTACGCAAGGGCATGTAGTATCGTAGGTCTACTAGGTCCCACGCACACCTGTGGAGGAGTGCAGATGCTGCACATGGTAGGGCAGGCAACCGCAGCGGCGGCGGCCAGCGGATCGGGCCACGCGAACGTGGCCGTCGTAGCGCTGCTCATGGGCGGCGCTCTCGTAGGCATCATCGCCATGATCGCGGCACGTCGGTTGTGGGCAATCGAGCTGATCTTCTGTGGGGTGTTTTTCACCCTGCTGGGAGGCTCGCCCGTCGGCCGCGCGCTGTGGGATTGGCTCTGGACGCTCGGGGGGTGAGCCATGTCGACCCGAGGAAGAGGTAGCCGAGGCGGGTATGCCTACGGCACGCGGCGCCGGACCACCCGGCGCCGCTCGTCACGGCGCGGGGGCTTCTGGCGCGGCGTCGCGTACCACACGCACACGGACAACCTGCGGCATCGCCTCGGTGGGGCCGCAGGGCGCTCGGTCATCCGGGCGGTCAACGTCTACCGGCGACGCAAGGGCAAGAGCGAGATCCCCCTGCGCGGCTCGTGGACGGGCGGCCGTGGCCGAGGTCGCGGCCGCCCGGGCGGTCGCGGCGGCTCGCCGCAGGGGAACAAGCCGATCAAAGTCGGCCCCGGGATGACGATCTACCCGAAGGGTACGAAGCCTCGCCGCTCGTGGCTGCCGGGTGGCACGTACATGACCGGCGCCGGGCTGCCACTGGGCGGCTCGGGTAATGCCGGGAGCGGGCGGGGCGGACAGCCTGCGTCCCGCCCGCTCCCGGCGCGGCCCACGGCACCATCTGGGCGCCGTCCTTCTCCTGCCGCTGGCCGTCCGGCACCCGGAGGCACCAAGCCGCAGGGTACGGCGCCCGCACCGGCCCCCGCACCGCCGAAGACGACCACCGGCACCGGGGCGACCACGGTCTCGGTCGTCTGCGGCGGGG